CTAAAGACTGTGAAGACCATCTACAATAGGGGACTCGCTGCATGGAGAACCGGGCACCGACCGGGAGCATCTCCTCAGGCCTGGGGGTATGCTAGGGTTCATAGTTTCGCCACTAAGGGGAAGACGTACTACACTGCTGATAAAGATCTTAGATAAATTACATTTTATTAAAAGCTTCTATCATCCGATTGATTCTTATTTTTGCCTGACTGTTCAAGCCTTGATTCATCGCTTTCCTTGCCTCGAACAGTTTTAGCTCCGCATCTGCTATATCCTTAGAAGGGATCGTCATTTTTACGACCATCCAGTTAGGAACTATCATAATTCCCTTTATTTGATGAGTGTCTCCCCTTTTGAAATTAATGAAGAGATGAATTCCGTCACGTGCGCCCACAGCTTCTGCACTTGTGCCCTTATACATTTCGGCGTACCGAACACCATCAAAAATGAATACCGTTTCTGAACCTTTCTTAATCTCAATATCAGTTCCATCTGGATGTTCAGCATCCTTATACCTCGCGTCGATACACATCCACTCAAGTATTTCGGAAATCTTCGCTTCATAAGCGCATTTTTTTAACAGAACTTTTGAATTCTCAATTTCGTGAATACCCTTGATAATAGAAGTCCGTAGTTTATCATCACCAACCCAATCATATATTTTGGTGTGCTTGTACGTCAGCTCCATGTTACTTAAAAAACTAAGAATATATGGAAGACTTAGGTAGTGAATTTCACTTTATAATCAGAACACACATTCAGTTAAAGTCTTTAACCATGACTGAGGCGGATAAGGATCTGATTTAAAGACATTGAGGTTTTAATACGAAATGCTACCTGGATTGGGAGTTGGAATAATCATGTCTGTACTGGCTTTATGCTCTGGTACACCATTAGAACCCTTACCCTTTCTATATATTATGGCATCTGCTCGGTGGGCATATGGTGCGGATAGGTATCTGGATGGTAAAACTGAGGATACACCCGAGTCTATCGGAGCTGCATTGCTAGCAGCGAATCTTATACTTTGGTATGCCGATCAGTCTAAATATATACCATATGAGATCTTATGTATTTTGATTTATCCCTCGTTCAAACAATTATTACCGTTACTAAAACCATTCTACGTTGGTACGTTTTGGAGTGCGGCTATCACAGTTATACCACATTTGATAACCCATCAAGAAGTTGTTGATGATCAAGTCATTGCTATGGGTCTTCTCGCTGCTAGTGTATCTAATTCGGCTGATATAGAAGATGTCGAAGATGATATAAGTAACGGTATATACACTATTCCAGTTAGATTTGGTATCCTACCTACTCGTGTCATCTCAGGTGGTTTATTTTTGGGATCTGTGTACAAGAGTGGTATAATACCTCATGCACAGAAGCCAGTGATTAGGAAAAATAAACGTTTCAATTATAAACCGGTACCCTCTCGAATGTTGTGTCGGTGGATAAGGATCTGATTTAAAGACTTGTAAAGTGTATAGTATATGAAATCACCTCTTAGGTATCCCGGTGGTAAAACGAGAGCGTGTAAGACTTTAGATGAAATTATTAATGAAAAAGGTTTTGATAAATCAGTTGTAATATCTCCTTTTTTTGGTGGGGGTTCTTTTGAGTTTTTTCTCTGTAACAAATACGGTTCAAAACTTATAGTCAATGATAAGTTTAAACCTCTTATATCATTCTGGAAATCTGTTCAGACACGTAAGGTTGAATTATGCAGTGAGCTCCGAAAACTTCTCAACGTTGTATCAAAATCTATATTTAGTACGATGAGAGACACAATAATGGAAGATACAGATGATTTTATACAAGGGTATAAATACTTTGTGATTAACAGATGTTCATTTAGTGGTGCTACACTTTCGGGTGGATTTTCAACCGAATCTTCCAAAAAACGTTTCACCGAGTCATCTATTAAACGCACCGAAGATCTCAATCTAAATGATGTAGAATTTCACAATCTGGATTTTGAAACTTTTTTAAAGGGTAAGAAGGGTCTTATATTTTTAGATCCACCATATTATCTCAATGAAAACTCAAATTTATACGGAAAAAATGGAGACATGCATGAAAATTTCAATCACGAAAAACTATTTCAGGTTTTAAAGAAAAGAAAAAACTGGATAATGACATATAACAATTGTGATTACATCAGAGATTTGTATAAAAATTACGAAATCCGTGAAGTAAAATGGTCGTACGGGATGAACGCGAGTAAAGAATCATCTGAAATCGTCATCATAGGTTAGGTGGTAGCCGTGTTCTATCATCTATAGAATACTCACTCGGCACAAGTGTGTTAATATTGGAGGGTTGAAAAGCAGCCGTCACACTATAGCGAGTACTTGCCTTACTACCATGATCCTTGCATCTTATGCGTATCTTCTGTTCTAGTTTAAGTTCAGGAACTCCCCATTCGAGTGGATCTTCTCCCAAATGATACAATCCACGCCCGGAGATTTGTATGTATGCACAACCCTTATTCTTATAGAAATCTTGAATTTCATGATTATATACTGTCAAGTATTCGTCTTTATAATCATGTTTAATCTTAATCCATTCATCACGCGTCATTTTTTTATTGATTAGAAATGGAGGTGGTTTAAAATTGACTCTATCCATATACTGTTGAAAAAGTTCATTTGTCGGTACCCACCGACCTTCTTTCCATTTGAGTGTTGATTGCCCCCAATCTGGAGGATCATTATGTTTACACTCGATATGTCCATTTTGTGTGTATATATCTGGTTTAGCTGAAGAACCACCACCTTGCCCTATAATTTTAGGACTGTGTTTTATGTTTCTATAGCATTTATCTTCGTATAATTTACCTTTTACCGAACACATAGACCCTTTAGGCACTTTCGTAATTACTGAAGACATAGACCCTTTAGATACTTTCAGAATAATTTTCTGTACTAACTTATGAACATATAAATTCTCATCTACAAAAATGTCATGTATTTTCTTAATGTCATGTCTCAATTCTTTCAAGTCCCTCAATACATCATCCATATTTATTTGATATATCATTATTTTTTTATATCTGCGTTAAATACAAGATGGTTCATTTAGAACGAATACATGAAGAAATACGCGTTCTAAATATAAAAGACGAAACTTTACTCTCGTATCGTGTTTTTTTAAACTTTTGCAAGAGAATCGATTTGTTGAATGGAATTGAGTTGGGTATTTTACCCGATCGTAAAACTTTGATACAAGAGGAAGTAGAAGAAAAAAATTACCTTGATACGTATTTCAAAACCCTGAAAGAATTATTTCCCCACTTGTACGAGAAGTGGTACAGAAGATCAATTTAAAGGTTTATGTTTCTTTAATAATAAATGCCTCCTTTAAGGAACATACTTAGACGTCCAGTTTTTGATCTCAGTTCATCCGACGATGAAGAGATACCTCGTATTTCATGGGAAGATTACTTTATGAAGGCTGCAGAACTCGCTGCAGTTAGATCTCCTTGTGAGAGACTCAAAGTTGGGTGTGTTCTCGTCAAGAATAACAGACTCATAAGTATGGGTTACAATGGTTTTTTAAGTGGTTGTCTACATACTTCAATTGTGAGGGATGGACATGAACAAGCTACGATTCACGCCGAGATTAATGCCATCACCGATGCAGCGAAGAGGGGTGTCTCCATCGATGGTGCCGAAGCGTATATTACACACTATCCATGCCTAAATTGTTACAAGGCACTGGCGAGTAGTGGTATAAAAAAGATTTATTACAAACACGATTACAAAAATAACAGAATCATACATGAGTTAGGATACGGGATAGCTATTACTAAGCTAACTTCCTCTTAATTTCCTTGGTAAATGTGACAATACAGATAGCAAAACTAAATAGATTAACAAATGCTTGCGCACTCATAATATGAAGTCTCATCCAAAAGTTTTCATATTGTGTGTAATACCAATACAAAAAAGAGAGGAGAGTTACATACCACACTCTAATTATTAGATTTGAAGCCATGTATAGACGTCTAAGTAACCAATGCCCTTTGGAAATTCGCTTTAAAAGTAGGAGAGTTGTGTCAATTTCAATAAGACCCCCTACAGCTACGATACGAGAATCCCAGGGTCTAAAAAGAGGATACATCAGAAAGGATAAAACAACGAGATGATGGAACTTAATGAGTTTGTGATAAGATGTCAAAACATGAGGACGACGATGTATCCATATTAGATCAAATAACATATGTACCGTGAAGGCATGTGTAAGAAATAGAGGATAAACTGTGTAGTGAAATGCCACTTCTGCTATAGACAGAATAGAGAAAGGAATTAGAAACCCGAGGGTTACAACATCATGAATAAATGCTTCCTTCATTATTAGTTTTGTGTGTTAGATCTTTATAGCACTTTCACATCCAAATGGAAGTTCTTATCGAACTTCCCCAACTCAATCTTTCCATCATCAATTAGCGACTTAATTTCTTGACCAATCATTAGGTTATCGTTTAGAATAACGTCAAGTTTTGGATCTTGGGGGAGTTTTGGCATGAACATCATGAAGGCGGTCATTTTCTGATCCATTGGCAGCTCACGATCTTGAAGAATTTGCTTAACGATATTGGGAATGTTATTTAGGTCCATTTTACCAATTAGCAGATGTATTTTTTAACCTCATTCTCTCTCTATTTTCTTCTTCGTCATACTGATCGGGGTCGTACATTATTTTACTTTTATGTGTCATCTGTACAAGTTTTTCTACCGGTTTTAGGGTATCGGAAGGCTCATATGGGATAGATGAGTGATGGAGACAAATGCGCACCTTTCCATCGGGGTTACGCTTATAACCAAAGGTATATTCAACATCTGAAATCTCACCAGTTGTGGCACATGTAAACTCATACGTACCCATGGCGTGGGCTACATCACCATGACAATCAATCTGGTGATTATTAAATACAACCTTACTGAAACCCTTTTTGGCGTTGATAGCGAACCCCTGATCTTCTATGTATCCACTCACCACTGCCTCATTACCAACAAAATAAGACATAGCATCATGAGCTGTAGGGCGGAACTGTTGTTTCGCAGCTTTAGTTGGTTTGAAGAGTACATTAGAATGATCGTACCCATATAGTTCACCCGCACGCTCACCTGCGAGACTTACATAATCTTGACCTGAGAGGAAGGAATCGGAAATGTCCACAATTGACTGCGCCCAAAAGTTTTGCGCCGCGATGACATCATATTCAGATACGACATTCATAAGCTTCTCAGCTTCATTTAGCTGAGCAACTGGTTGACTAAGACTTACACGAGAGGATTTTGTAGGTTTACTAAATCCCCTGGCTGCGTTTACTTCTGTATCATATTGAGCGGGATCGTTAAATACCCGAGTTTTAACGTTACGTGTGAGATTAATACGTGCGAGGGAAAAGGACATATTATACATTCATTGTTCTTATTCTTTATTATCCTTATTCTTGTTTGGACGGATAGCCCATTTATTTTCCTTGTTGAACTTCTCGTAATCAATCTCCTTAATTTTGAAGACATCCATTAGAAACTTCTTCAATGGATGAGGTTTCTCATCTTCTTTGGGTTCGGGTGGAGTTCTCTCCCTTCCACCAATATCATCCCGGGTTGCGAGTGTAGAGTCTCTGTTCTCTTTATCACTTGGAATTCGACGTCTCCCCTCACCTGGAGCTTCAGCGGGCTCAACGAAATCATTCTTCTTGGCGTGTGTAGTTACACGTGGACGAATTAAAAGAGGTTTTGATAGTAAAAACATTACTTTTTAAATTTCCCGCCAAATCTTTAATAGTGTATAATCCCACCAGCTTCCAAAAGTGTTTTGGTCACTCCAATAGCGACAAGTCCAACTCCGATCTCTTTGTACTCCATCTTGAGTAGACGACCCGCGATGGTCATCGGCATAACCCACGAAGTGAGTTGGAAGAGGCTGTAGTTGATTAAATCCTGATCAGGGAGAGCAGAACGGACTTTAACATTTCGTACGGGACGACGAGTCTTTGGTAAAGTAACACGTTTGTGTTGTACATGGATAGGTCTGGCGAGGGTTAACATTTTACACAATTTACGCTTCTTATCTTTATGTGATAAAAATGTATTTTGGAGACCTAAGTCATTCCCAAACCAGTATAAAAGTATACACCTACAATCAACAACATGACGACCATGAACGCTGCTTCCATTGCTACCTACATTTCCAAGCTTGAGACCGAAAACATGCAGCTCGCTGCCAAGGTTGACAAACTCGCCAAAGACGGGCTTGCTATTCGTCTCAAACTTATTCAATATGAGCGCGAGTTTGAGATTGACGACGAGGAATCCGTCTGCTCCAATGACCTTGGTCTATCTTATGACTCCGACGAGACTGACGATACTTACGTCGTTGACAAGTCTTACGAGTCCGAGGACGAGGTATCATCCTATGCTTCTACTGAGCGAACGACTATGGATTCTGAAGATTTTGATGAATGCTACAACCACGAGCTTGTTCGCGCTTTGGGAGCTCTCTCTTACCATGAGAAAGATGTGCACAAGTCCAATGCTTACGCCAAAGCGGCTGATGCTATCTATGAGCTAAAGTTCAAGGTAGACGATGGACACGAGATTGCCATCGGTGATAAGAAAGTTCCTGGTATTGGCAAGAGTATCGCCAAACTTATTGACGAGTTCCTCAAGACTGGAAAGATCAAGAAGCTTGAGCAGCTCTCAGCGGTTGATGATACCCATGACGACTACGCTGATACTAATGAGGAGGTGGCTTATTACCTTGAGACCCTCGCCCAAGAGGAAACTGACGCATTCAAGGGGAAGGCTTATGTAAAGGCATCCAATGCTATTCGTGAACTTGACTTCGAGGTTACCCACGGTGATGAACTTGCCGATGGTCCTAAGAAGGTCCCTGGTATTGGCAAGGGTATTGCCAGAAAGATTGATCAGTTTCTTCAGAGTTGTTAGATCCACGTCGCAGGCTTTGATTTGAATTTCTTCTTCGGTTTACCACTGAGACGTGAAAGCAAATATACATAGAACAGTAATCCGTAACGGATCATTAACTTATTTTAATACAACAAAACAATTTACATGTCAAGCTCCTCCATACCTACTTCTCCGTGTTGCGTCTTCCAATCGGACAAGTCATTGTATATCTTTTCCGATGTGTCATATGTACTCCGTCCGTCTTCAATCATCATATCTCTTACACATTCAAACAGAACAGTTGTAAGTGCAAACTTATACGCGAGAAAACCAACAAAAGTACAACCATAATCAAAATCAAAAGCAAAGGGGGCATTGTTCCAAGATACTTCAAATGCTGCAAGACTGATAGGTGCGAGAAACTCTTTTTGAAAAATCGACTTCTCGAAATTATCCACCCTCTCGGAAAGCAGGGAAACATAAGCGTAAGATGCCAGAGCCCCAAAGGCTACAGAGACACCTTGATCCGCACCTTGGGTAATGAAATAAGATGCAGATAGTGCAGACCCATACCCACAAGTACTCCTCTTTAGAGTTTTCTTAAGTTTGTTGTAATCATGAGTAGACGCCAGAATTGGGGCGGGTAGCGCGTAAGTGTAAGACATTTCTGAATATTTTACTCAACAAATCTTTATCTGAGTTATATTATAATGCCGTGCCAAAACTGTAAAAAAAAGAAATGTGGTATTACAATGACTTGTAAATATTGTAGTGGTGATTTCTGTATCAGTTGTTTACATTTAGAAAAACATAAGTGTCCAGGTATCGAAGATAAAATTAAAATGGATCGTGAAATATTGAGTAAAAAGATTGAATATGAAAGAGAACCCAAACACTTAAAGATTTAACTCGTAAGATGAATAGGGGACAAAGGTAAGTTTTTTTTTGGGGTAAAGGTAAGTGCTGGGATGTCCGAGTGGTCTAAGGAGGACGACTTAAGATCGTCTGTGTTATACACGCGCGGGTTCGAACCCCGCTCCCAGCATCTATGGGCTTGTAGTGAAACGGATATCACTCTGGACTTCTAATCCAGCGTTCCGGGTTCGATTCCCGGCAAGTCTGAACTTAAAGTTTTAAATTAATAAAATAACATGCAAATACGTGTACTCGGATTGCTTCCGTACATAGTTCATTATCTACGTACGGAATCATTAATAGCTTATATTGTGATTAATAACGGAATATTATATCATATATTGTTACCAACAAGTTGGGTTGTTAAATGGTATGATATAATATGCAATGTCTACATGATGGCATTTGTAAATATTCAAGTCCAAAATATATACGTATTTACGTGGACTTGTTTCGCAGCTGGATGTTTTATATATAACTCTTTGTATATCAAACGAAAGTTTTTGAAGGGTGTTTTCCATATCGTGGGTGTTCAATTACCTCTATACAGAGCTTTGACACTTACTTCTTTTTAGTAGTCTTCTTCTTTGTAGACTTCTTTTTACTTTTATTCTGAATAGCTTTTTGCAATTTCAAGTAATTATTCATTAGATTGTTACCTCCACCACGTGTATTAACCTGGTAGTTGTTGGGGGCATAACCACCCTCGCTATCCCTCATGAAATACCCTCTCACAAGATCGTTAGCATTCTCATTAAGAGGTGTGAAGATTGGAATTCTTTTCCCCGAATTATTAACCCTGGTCATATTATAGTATACACTAATATTATAATGTGGTTTTTTGCTTTAGTCACAGGAATTCCAATTATTGTGTACGGCGCTGCATGTTGGGGTTTGATTTATAACTTAAAAAGACGTCGTGATTTGGGCATCTCCCCGAGATGTTCCCAAATAGACTTAAAAGATATAGACTAAACTAAAATAGAATGCCTCTCGGTATCAAGAAACTCTCTTACGATGCTATTCTTCCAACTCGTGGTTCTGATGGTAGTGTTGGATACGATTTATACAGCAATGAAGACGCTATTGTTCCGTGTCAGGCAGGTAACGCTCTCGTTGGGACTGGATTAGCTGTGAGGATTCCAGATGGCTGTTATGGTCGTGTTGCTCCTCGTTCAGGATTGGCTGTCAAGCATTGCATTGATGTGGGTGCGGGTGTAATTGATCCTGATTATACCGGTGAAGTCAAGGTTGTTTTGTTCAATCGTGGGTTTGACAACTTTGAGATCAAGAAGGGTGATCGTATTGCTCAGTTAATTCTTGAGAGGTGTGAAACTCCTCATATTAAGGAAATTGGTCTCCTCGAGGAAACTCTGAGGGGTTCAGATGGTTTTGGCTCTACGGGAAAATAAGAAAAACATTAATAACATAAGAATGAGAAGTCCTAAGAGAGCGTAAACTGTAAAATTTACAGATGTATCTGTGGTTTCCTCACTCTCCTCCTCCTGCTCCTTTTCTTCACCCTCCTCCTCTTCGGGGGGTGGTTCACCGTAACACGTTTCATCAGTGCTAATAAACTTTTCAACTTCTTCTTCTGTACAAGCATCTGGGTCAGCGCAAAGGTTGCATTTTTCACCTTCTTTGCACTTACAACATTGCTTCACAATAGTATTTTCAGGAAATGTGACATTTTCAGTTGGAGCCATATATCCCGAAGAACACTCATCTGTACTGACAGGGTGGCAACCTTCGGGTGCAATTTCTACACCGCGCATAGTTCCATCATCCTGTTGGACTTTTGTATCATCAACAGCACAACTACTCATTATAATTAGTAAGGATTATTTTTGTCACAGAACCACATAGCTTCTTGTGTGGGCATAAAAAGCATACCATGTCTCATAGTCATAAAAAGTTTAGCCTTGTTTAGGTTGGGGTAAGACCATAAGAGCCACCTTTCCCAGTATTCAGCTCTAAAGAAATCTTCCCAATCTTCCTCTGTACTTTCTTTAACTCTTAACATTTCACGTTGTATTTCATATGGATCAGTCTCTATTCGCAACTCCTTAGGAATGATAGCACCCTTCCTAATAAGATGTGCACGCATGAGTCTGGGATTACCGTGATCTATATAATGCTCAACACCCTTCTGTCCGAAATCAATAGATCTTTGATTAGGTAAAGTCACCCTAAGTTTGTGAGTAACAGAGGGACTTGGTTTCAATACAACGTGCATTTAAATTGTCATAGATAAAGATTCTGAGATATTTACACATAGATGAAAAACTATGAATCCCTGGACTCTATTACTATCCGAGTTGGTGATTCTGCCAAAGAGAATGATAAACTTTCTACGGAGAGTAATCCAAAATATTGGTGGTTACATGTTTCCGAATGTCCAGGATCTCATGTCGTTATATGTCATGAAGGGGAAGTAGTTCCTAAAGAGACTAAGAGGGATGCAGCTGTTTTGGCTGTACATCACAGTAAAGCTCCACCACAAAAGATGACAAAGGTTGATTTTGTTAGAGTTGACCAAGTTTACAAATATGTAAATACTCAACATGGACAGGTTATCATTGAAGGAGACGTCACCAAACTTACTGTATTCATGAATAAGGAGAAACCAAGACTTGAAAGACTTTTGAAAAAAATCACTTAAATAATAATATCTAACTAATTTTAACGTATGTATAAGACAACATATGATAAATCCGAGTGTCAAACGGGTATAGTTCATATTGGCTATGGTAATTTCCATAGAGCTCATCAGGCCATGTATATAGATGATTACATGGAAAATTCCGGTGATCTTCGTTGGGGTATTGTAGCTGTCAATCTGAGAAACGAGGGATTTCGAGAGATTGATGATTACATTTTAAAGACACCTTCTTCGTGTAGAATTGTGAGGAGTCATCTTGACTATATTGATTGGACCAAGAATAGAACAATAGCTAAGCACATGCTTACTCTTCCAAGTGTTCATTTAATAACAATAACTGTTACAGAGAGTGGGTATGCACCTGGATCTCCCTTATTTGAATATCTTGCGTGTGGACTTAGAAATAGAAACACACCAATAACAATATTGTGTTGTGACAATATTCGTCAAAACGGTAAAGTATTGGAGGCGCAATTTTTAGCATATCTTTACCAAACAAATCAACATGAAATGGTTGATTGGGTGAAAGGTAATGTGAAGTTTCCCTCGTGTATGGTTGATCGCATAACTCCGAGAACCACATCACAGCTTTGTCAGGAAATAGGGCGGAGATATCCACATTACATGCATAACCCGGTTCAAACAGAGGAATATTCAAAATGGGTAATCGAGGATAACTTTGCATCGGACTTTCCAGATTTAACACAAGTTGGTGTAAATATTGTGGATAATTTGGAGCCATTTGAAGAAACGAAAATTAGAGTTCTTAACGGTGGACATACATCTTTGGCATACCTTGGTGTTCTCTCTGGCTATCATACATTTGATCAAGTTATGAATGACGAAAAACATCGCGAACATTTCAAGAATCTTCAAAACGAGGAAATTATTCCTTCTATTGAAATGGAAATGGATCTTCCATTTGATATACACGACTATGTAGATACAATTGAAGAAAGGTTTTCAAACTCTACAAACGTTGATGACTTGGATAGGATTTGTATGAATGGTTTTACAAAATTCCACACTTTTGTGGTACCCACGCTTCGTAAATGTCTTGAACATGGAAAACGTCCTAAACACATTTACAAAAGTATTGCGGCTTGGTACATATACGCGAGACGATTTGCAAGGGGGTGTACAAAAATTCGTTACGATGAACCTAATTGGGTTTTATTGGAGCCTCTCTTAGCAGATCATAAACTGGATGCATTTGTTACTAATGAGAGATTGTGGGGAGATATTCCTAAAAACTATATTACATTCTCAAGAGATCTAAAATCTGTACTAATGTCACATACGTATGAACGGGAAATTGACATGCTCGCGGATTAATCTACAAAATTAATAGTCAAACTTTGTGGTATCCCATGTTGTTCTATGTGCTCTCTCAACTGCCCCATAGCTTCGTCAGCTGAGAGAGTTTCATCCTCCTCCTCACCGTCATCCGTTCTGGACCATTCTTCGTGGAGTTCAAGAAGAAACTGGTTAAGACCCGGATATTCCTCTTGCTCTGTATCAGTCGGTATATACCCCGGCATTGTCATGGGTTCATTTTGATTAACGAGGAAAGATGGTGGTTTCACCTTTTCTCGGATATCTTTTATAACATTGCATATCTCCACGTAATCGCCTTCTGGAAGACGTTCCGCATTCTGATCAACCAAATCAATCAACTTGTGGAAGAGATCCATTTTGACTTGTTTTTCATATTATTCGTATTTACTTAGGTTATTAATTTCCAAAAGCGACACCCGCCATACCATTCTTTATACGTAAAATGTTGAAATTCACGGCATACACGCGATGAAGATTGTTACCTCCAGAAACATTGTTGACGAGAAGCTTGGCGTTATCTATGCGGCTGAAGTTTAGTGTGCCACTGGGCTGCGCCTTGCTCATGGAGAGGCAGAAAGGCCAAGAGTAAGTTGGGAGATCATCCAATACATCATCTGGGAGATCAGTGCAGTGCATTTGGGGAACAATGTTGTGATGATAGACATTGGAACTATTCTCAAATAGAGCTGTACCGTTGATGTAGAGAGAAGAACTACCGAAAGTGTACTCATCATACCACTTCTGACCTGCAGCCGCACCGGAAATAAGGTGGATAGACTTCACTGGGTGGTTGAAGTAGCTGAGATCCATCTCGGTATCAGTGCTGGTAGCTGGCTGGTATTGGGTTTGGGTGAAGAGAATCTCATGCTCGGTCTCGGTGAAATACTTCCTCTCATCGGTATCAACGTATATGTAGTTACCATAGATCTTGGGAGTACCTTGGGGAGTGTAACCATCCCTGCACTTAATTCGAAGTTCCACCTCATGATATTGTAAGGCCACCAAAGGAAGAGCCTTGGTCCAGTCCTCACCGAAGAAGAAAGGAATCATAAAGTGATTCTGACCGTGGTTCTCCTTGGCAACATTGGTAGTGACAGTGCATGAAGCCTTGGCAGAGTTATCGCGGAGAAGAGGGTTGTAAGCACCCTGGATGAAAAGTGAGTCAAGTTCCGAAACCTTCTGACCACCAATCCAGAGTTGGAAAGTAGTGGGGTTGGAGGCATCGGCGGAGAAGAGACCGTCAGTGTTGGTAGCAATGTTGGAAATGAGAGTATCCTCAACCCAAATGTAACTGAGAAGGTCACCCTTAGAACGAATAGGTACGGTAATCTCATTAGAGGCACCAAAGGAGCCAATGTAGTCCATGCGCTCAGGCTTCATAGAGAAGTTAGTATGGCGCTTATAATTTTGTCTAAAAAAACTGACCTGTGGCTCACCGGTGATGAACACATCCTGGGCACCTTTAGAAACAAGGTCAATCAAAGCAGCTGACATTTTTACTAATAAAGTATATTAAAATTTTCGGGCGTTAATAACACAACAAAGAAAATGGTAGTTTTTCAGGCACTTACATGGGAGGCTCGAGATGGAGAAGATGAACACTTGATTAGCATATTTGGTAAAACCGAGGATGGTAAGTCAGTCTGTGTTACTACCGCTTTCACACCATACTTTTTTATTAAGCTTCCAAGTGGCGTGGATTCGCAAAAGGTTCAAAGAATTTATGACATTCTCGGCAATCAGTGCAAAGATTCTCTGGTTGCTTATTCATTGATGAAGTCTAAAGATGTCTGGGGTTTCCAGAATAATGAGGAGTTTGCATATATGAAAATTAACTTTAAAGATCTTCAAGCTCGCCGATTGGTTGATTCCTTTTTACGTAGACCACTTGATAGGAGCCCTGAACTGTATGAAATTTTCGGTGTAAGGAATGTTAAGGTGTACGAATCTAATTTGGATCCGGTATTGCGTCTTATGCATCGTACAGGTATTCAATCGACTGGGTGGCTTGATAGTGGTGAAAGATGTGTTCGTTCTCATATTGCGAACGTTGATATTGACCTCTTCTGTAACGATTGGACTACTCTAAAGCCAGTTGCCCGAGATGATATTGCGCCATTTGTAGTGGCATCTGTGGATATTGAATGTAATAGTTCTACTGGTAAGTTCCCAGATGCAAATATCCCGGGTGATGCTTGTTTCCAAATTGCTATTTCTCTTTGTAAGTTTGGCTCTGATGAACCATACGACAAGACCTGTCTCTGTTACAAGCAAACAGATTCAAACCTTGAGGGGTGTGATATTCGCAGCTATGCTACTGAGAAGGAAATGCTTGAAGCATTTCAAAAGTATTTACACTCCAAGGATATTGATATAATTACGGGGTGGAACATCTTCGGTTTTGATATGGAATATATTTACAAACGTGCACAAATTAACAAGTGCAATTACGACTTTTACAACTTGGGAAAGCTCAAAGACATTGATTCCGAATTGGTGCCAAAAAAGCTCTCGTCAAGCGCTCTGGGTGATAACCTTTTGAAGCTTCTTCCGATGAGTGGTAGATTTATTTTTGATCTCTTCCATGAGGTGAAGAAAGGTTACAAACTTGATAGCTATAAGCTTGATAATGTTTCAAAGCTGTACCTTGGAGATCAAAAGATTGACATGGCACCAAAGGAGATGTTTGCTCGCTATAGGGAAGAAGATCCTGTTAAACTGAGAGAAGTTGCTGAGTATTGTATTAAGGATACTCTCCTTCCACATAGACTTATGAAGAAACTTTGCATTTTGCTGAACTTGGTTGAGATGGCTAAGGCAACTTGGGTTCCGGTTCCCTTCCTTGTGGAACGTGGACAGCAGATTAAGGTTTTCTCCCAATTGACTAAGAAGGCGAGGGAGCTTGGATTCATGGTTCCGACTATTCGTTATGGTTCCCTCCCTGAAGAACCCTACGAGGGTGCGACTGTCCTTGAAGCTCAAAAGGGAGCGTATTACACACCCATCACAGCCCTTGATTTTGAAGCCCTGTACCCCAGTATTATGATGGCTCACAATCTCTGTTATTCGTCGTATGTAATGGATGAGAGGAAGTATGGTAATATACCCGGTATTGAATATGAGACTTTCAATATTGGCGACCGCACCTACAAGTTTGCACAGGATGTTCCCAGTCTCTTACCTGCAATCCTTTCGGAGCTTAAGCAGTTCCGAAAACAGGCTAAGAGGGACATGGCTGCAGCTACAGGTTTCATGAAGGAAGTCTACAATGGTAAACAGTTAGCCTATAAAATTTCAATGAACTCTGTGTACGGTTTTACAGGTGCTGGTAAGGGTATTCTCCCATGTGTCCCCATTGCTTCTACTACTACTTCAAAGGGTCGTTCAATGATTGAAGAAACTAAGAACTACGTTGAGAAGAACTTCCCAGGTTCATATGTTAGGTATGGTGACACTGACTCGGTTATGATTGAGTTTGATGTCGGTGATCGTACGGGTGAAGAAGCTATTGCCTACAGTTGGGAGGTGGGTGAGAGGGCTGCAGAAGAATGCAGCGCTCTTTTCAAGAAGCCAAATAATTTAGAGCTTGAGAAGGTATATTGTCCTTACTTCCTTTACAGTAAGAAACGATATGCTGCGAAGTTATGGACAAAAGGTAAGGATGATAATATGCATATGGACTATATTGATGTAAAGGGTCTTCAACTTGTGAGACGTGACAATACACCCCACGTTCGAGAAGTATCCAAAGAACTTCTTGATGTAATTCTGACTTCAAGTGATCCTGGTCCACCCAAGGAGCTTGCCAAAGAGAGAGCAATTGAACTTCTTTCGGGTGATGTACCAAATCAGAAGCTTATTTTGAGTCAAGGTCTATCCGATTCTTACAAAGTTGGGGGTAAATCTGTATCTGTAACAAGTTCAGAAAGTGTTAACATTAATCAATCTCATGTGCAAGTAGTCACTAAAATGAGACAAAGGAAACCTGGTTCAGAGCCACAATCAGGTGACCGTGTACCGTACCTTCTTACTAAGACTGGGGATCCGAAGGCAAAGGCTTTTGAGAAGTCTGAGGACCCAAATTATGTTGAAGAGAATGGAATACCGGTAGACTACCACTATTACTTCCTCAATAAGTTTTTGAATCCTGTGTGTGACCTCTTAGACCCACTCTATGAGAATGTAAAAGAGGAAATCTTTGGTGAAATCATTAACCAACATAAACCCGTAAAACCTCCCAAGCTTCCCTCCCTGAGTGGCATGAAGAAGGAGCAACTGATTGCTGAATGTAAACACCTTGGTTTAGAAGATACAGGCACACTCACTATTTTGAGGGCTCGGCTTAAGGAAGCAAGAACAAAGGATGATTCCGTTGAAGACTTATTTAAAAATTATAATCCAGTAGAAGTTAGGAATGAGTCTGTATGATAATGTTGTAAAGCTTATGGATGAAGCTCTTGAAGAGCGTATAAATGTTGTGGTGAACGAGTATGCCGAAAAAATATCAAAAAAACATGGCATTCCATTGGAACAACTTTTAAAAGATATTCCAGAGTCTTATACGATTACTACGTGTAAAGGTACTAAAAACAATGGACAGAGATGTGGGTTTAAGGCATTTGAGAATGGGTATTGTAGGCATCATGCATCACAGGGTCATCGTATATGCCAAAGGTCATTTTCAAGCACGGGAAGTATACATAATCACGGACCTGAGATCATGTTTGTAAAAGGGTGTCCGGGTTGTGAAGCTTCAAACGGGCTTATAGATTTAGGGGTTTAATATAACAATGAACAAAAACGATATTCTACTAACAGCAATAAACAAATTTTACGACGAAGAGAAGAATAAAACTATACTATTAAAAATTTTAGACAAATCCAGTGGTATCAGCCTCCGCAACTTGGAATGGTTTATCACAAACTACGCTAAGAAGAATCACACCGCTTATCAGACTGGTGATGGTAAATTATTCACTGTTCATTGTGCATATAAGTCCAGTCTTAACGGTTATAGTAAACAACTGTTTGATCCATTTTGTAGATCACAGAAGTTTGCATACACAGTTCCGGGAACATCTCATGAAATCCATACAACTTTGGCGCAGTTGAATTTCATCAAATGGTGTATCAAGAATAATATTATTGACTATATAAACAGTCACCGAGATACTCTATTTAGTAAGCAAGTGACATAAAACCATTTGAAAATACAAATGTTTGATAGCCTGTGTAGTACATGTTTAATGAAAATGTCTCTGTTGAAAGGTCTATGACAGAAGTATCCAATTTAACTTCAATATTAGTTTTATCGGATTGTAGCCAATAAAAATCCAAGTTTCCCGATGGTTCCACATTTATCGGATTCAACGAGAAACTATACGTATATACATTTCTAATTGGTCTTGCCAACCTTTTTTGGAATGGAATGAGATATTTGAAATATGAGTGATCTGTTTTTGTTACATTTGGAAGTTTATTTCCATTTATGTTGAAACTCGCTTCGGACAGAAGAGGATAAAAGAATGTATTCTCGCCCTGAAAATCAAGGGAGGAAGAAAAATTGAAACGATTTTGGTACAAACGTTGACCAGCGACAGCTGCACCGTATGGACCTATAGCATCACTTTCATCTTCAAACATTGTATTCCTTAAAAACCAGTGAATGCACTTTACAGGAATGTTAGGAACTAAGTTATTCCTTATGACGTCTATATTTAGATCGCTAACAATCACGGGGTGTCGGCGTACAAGATCTGTTATAAACGTCTGGTCCTTACTCGTCAGAAAGATTCTTTCTTCTGGACTTACAGTTATTTCCTCGGTGATTATATTAAACTGAGGTAGAGTTACAACGTCAGTTGTTTCTGTAAAGAACTCTTGTTTATGGAACTCAAACTCAAACTCTATTTTCTGTTTATAAATTGAACACACGGGGAAATAGGGTCTATTAGGACTATTTGACGAATATTCATCACTTGCAAACTTCCTCGAAAAGAAGAAGTGGATTGGAATAACCAAATCTGAACTATACCTCGCTACAGCAATATTGTCCGGTGCATCATCAAAGCCAAGGTTTCTATTTACAAGAAATCGATTTGCAACTTTTTCAGACATTTCTAAATAAAGCTCATCATATATAATACCCCAGTCATCATATATCTTCTCTACCTCAATGTCATCTACATACATTGTCACACTTTTGAGAAGATGTCTACCCAATTGATCCGCGTAGTTTCCATCGCTTATAGCGGGCATTGTTACACTCAAGTACATATTACTCAATAGATCGCCCATATTTCGCGGATTAAATTCAACTTTAATTGTTTTATTAAAAGGCCACCCCGGGGCTGCATTACCAGGTTGAATTACATTACGACTCCTATGATATTTTCTAAAATCGGAGTGAGCACGATTATTGGTATAATTAAAGAATGATTCTTCTGGATCATCGGAAAGCAAGTGAGTGTCTTGCTTTCCGATAGCTTTGAGCGAAATTTTCGCAGCTTCACCCATACCTATCTATTGTCTACATATTTTTAATATCCATTTTCCACATTTCAACGTGACTTGTATTCTTCATCACTTCAAGTTCTTCCTTAGCCTGTTTGGACTCCTTGAGAAGATCCTTAACAGATTCCTCTGTGTATTGCACAGTTTTAATGTTGAGGAGATAGTCATAAGTACCACCAATTTTGGGGAACGTTTTTGAAAGTTCTTCTTCAAGGTCCTGCTTTTTACGTTTGAAGACCACGATATCACCTTCAATAACCATAGTGACAAACTTTGATTTGTATCCACACATGGTAGCCCTTGTTTCAAGAACCTTGATGAGGTGTGCCTTTCTCTTCACATAGTGATCTTCACGTAGTTCTACAAAGTCCTTGAGAATCTCTTCCGGACTTGAGTACTTGTGGATACCCCTCGTGGGGTGGAAAAGGTGCATGTTTGATACACGAAATGTCTTCCTCAATTTAAGATCCTTGAGGAGATCTTTTCCGGTATAATCTTCAATTTCAAAATGAACATCCTCTGTTGTAGAATTATTCGTAAATCCACCAATCAACTTCTTTTCAACGAGACCTTCGAGATATTCCTTGTAATCCTGTGTCCAACGTCCTGGTGGTAATTCAGTGACCACGATATTCATCCCTTTCCAATTCCACACACCTTCCATCATCCATGTATCATCCTCCTTGTGTACTTTCCCCTTGAATCCCTTGAACCATGGTCTCATGGGTACAACTTGTTTTCCGTCCAAGATCCTTCCAATGTTATCCTTAATATCCTTGGGATTGAAGGGTGGGACGTAACAACTGAAACCTGTACCAATACCCTCTGTACCATTTACGAGAACCATAGGGATAGTTGGCATGTAAAAGTCTGGTTCAATTGACCGTCCATCATCATCCAAATAGTTAAGAACTGCATCATCACGAGGGTCAAAGATCTTCCGAGCTTGCTTAGTCAGCTTCGTGAAGATATATCTCGTTTGAGATGCATCCTTACCTCCCATGAGACGGGTACCGAACTGTCCACAAGGTTCAAGGAGATTGATATTATTTGAACCCATATAATCATTTGCCAACTTCACGATCGTATCTGCGAGGGATACTTCACCGTGGTGGTATGAACTTTTTTCAGCCACAAATGCAGCCAATTGTGCAACTTTCATCTCATCTTTGAGATTCTTTTGGAAGCAGGAGTACATCACCTTGCGCTGTGAGGGCTTGAGACCATCAGCCACATGAGCGATTGAACGCTTGAGGTCTGCAAGTGAAAAGTTCACGAGATCCTTATGAACAAAGTCAGTAATGTTCAACTGCTTGACATAACCATAAGGAACTTCAAGTTCTGTGGGATCTTTCCCTGTACTTTCAAGAAGCCACATTTTACGATCATCAGCCTTCTTTTTGTCAAATGCCAAGACAATAGACTTATCAGTCATGATGTCATGTTCAAACTTGACAGTGAGATCCTCAATTTGTTTGAAATACTCACGCGCCTCCTTAGAGGTTGAAGTACCGAGACCCTTGTAGTACTTAATGCGCCACCCCTGTTGTCCATTTCCATACCAGTTTCTGAATGCAGAATCTGTGTAAAATGACTTGGTTTGGGAAGCCTTCGTAGCCTTAATAATTGGTGTTACCATAGATACCACGAAACCCAATTTGAGGAGGCTCGGCCAGAAGTAGTGAAGTTGATTAAGAATCAAACCCTTAATGTGCGAACCATCGTTATCTGCATCGGTCATGATCATGAGACGTCCATAGCGAAGCTCGGATACATCTTTGTAGTCTCTTCCTTGTTGGAGACCCAAGATTTTCTTTAGGTCGTTGAACTCCTGATTTCCGGTCAACTGGGCAACAGATGCATCTCTGACATTCTTACATTTACCACGGAGTGGGAAGACACCATAGTGATCTCTCCCAACTACGGAGAGACCAGCGACAGCGAGTGTCTTTGCTGAGTCACCCTCTGTTATGATGAGAGTGCACTTTTTGGATTGATTTGTACCAGCCTTGTTTGCATCATCGAGCTTTGGGATACCTGTAATTTTTGATTTACGGGCTCCACCATCCGTCTTAGACAACTCCTTCATTTCCTTAAACTTTGAGAGTGCCAACAGTTCATCTTGAATACCGGTCTTGAGAGCATTTTTGACAAATGCTGTTTTGGGTGCAAATTTACTCCCAAAGTCTTGCACCTTGGAGGTACACTCAGACTTTACCTGACTGGAAAATGTTGGATTCTCCAGTGTTGCCCGAACAAAGATGTTGAAGGTATTCTTAACTTGTTGGGGCTTCAATTTAATCTTCTTAGCCATTTCATCAATGATACCAGAGGCAAGATAAGAAGTCACATGGTCAACGTGTGTACCACCCTTATTGGTGCAGATACCATTTACAAAGGACACCTGCTCAAGTCCGTTCTCGGATGGACCTACACAGACAGACCAACGATCGGTGGTAACTGAACACAGAGCTGTAACTCCTTCGTGCATCTTGGCATAATCCTCAAATGTGATCTTGGATAGAGCTTCACCTTGGAACTTGACTTTACAGTTAGAGGTTGTGCAAATGTTTGCATCCCAAACGCGCTTCTCAAAAATCTTGTAAATGTTAATATCCATATCCTTCATCCCAAAACGTTTCCAATCCGGGGTGAAAGTTATAGACACTGAAGATGTTGCAGCACTGTGCTTAGTTATTTTTGGTGGATGACACGTGGTCATATTGTTAGACCACTTTTGGGTATAGGTCTTCTTTTCTTGACCATCCTTGATGACCACAGAGAATTCCGATGAGTAAATATTCGTTAATTTGGCTCCATATCCATTTCTACCTCCAACAATCCTTTTTTGGTTATCATCATAGTTTGTACTTGTGAGGAGATGACCAAATACAAGCTCGGGATTCCAGATACCCTCCCTTTCATGCATGCGAACACTGATGCCTCCGAGAGGTCCATTGTTTTCAATAGTAACTGCACCATTTTCTTTGTCTACAGAGACAGCAATTTGGGTAACATTTTTGGGGTGCAGGGAGTTGCGATCAATGGCGTTGACGAGAATCTCGTCAAAGATCTTGAGCAGGGCTGGTGAATAAGAGATGTTCTTCTTTTGAAAGTTCTTGTTCGTGTTATTCAGCAGCCAATAGGACTCGTGGGTTTTATCCACAGGACCGACATAGGAGTCAGGTCTCTTGAGGACGTGTTCAACGTGTGTGAGCTTTTGAACGCTCTCCATACTTTCTTAGTTTTATTACAACTCAAATCTCTAACTTAGGTTTTTCCTTTACAATTATGACCACCTCCAATCAAGCCGTTATTTACATCATGGTGATAATTACAATACCAGTCACCACAATAAGGGCATTGTCGTTTTGGTGTATCATCCGCGCTACACAT